ACAAATAAATTAAAACATGTCACAAAAAGTATTCGTAAGTCCAGGTGTGTACACTTCAGAGAAAGATTTAACATTCGTAACTAGACAAGTAGGTGTAACAACTCTTGGTATGGTTGGTGAAACCACTATAGGACCAGCTTTTCAACCAATATTCGTAAGTAATTATGGTGAATTTCAATCTTTCTTTGGTGGTTTAAACGCTACTAAAGTTAAAGATACTGGAGCACCATTATATGAATTACCATATATCGCAAAATCATATTTATCACAATCTAATCAATTATTCGTAACTAGAGTTCTTGGTTTGTCAGGTTATGATGCTGGTTTAGCTTGGGGAATCACATTAGATGGGGCTTTAGATAATACAACATTAGTAACAACTAACACTGGTACAACTTATAACCCATTAATAACTTTCACAGCAACATCAGCTGGAACTATTGTTACATTGGTATCTACTGATGCTTTAATACAAGCACTTATTAACAACGGAGAGTTAACATCTAGCCTTGCATTTTTAGGGTTAGCTTCAACTGGTACTACAGCTTCAATACCAACAACATATCTTAAAACTGGTTCATCATTTAGTGGTGTATCTTTTGATTTATATGTTGACGCAACAGGAACTAATGGAAGTAACATAACTGGTACAACAACTGGTGTGACTGTTCATTATTCTGGAACAGCATATTCTGATGTTGAAAATCAATTGGTTGCTTTATTACGTTCAAGAGCTACAGTAAGTGTATCTACACAATTACCAGAATTTGAGGTAACTGGAGCAACAGGTGTTATTTTTGACCCAGCATATTCTGCTGCAACAACTGACCCATTAGGTAACTTCTCATTAAGTGGTCACTCAACATCACAAGGTAATTTTGATTACACAGTGTCATTTGATAAAACACAAAAAAATTATTTAACTAAAGTATTAGGTAGAGGGGCTCAAGATGGTAACACAGCGTTATTCGTTGAGGAATTATATGACCATATGTTTGCTACATTAAACGCAGCTGGTAAAATTAGGGGTATTAAACAATCTACAATAAATTACAATACGGGTTATTCTGATTATTTAAATGAATATCAACCAGCCGAAACTCCTTACATTGTATCTGAGTTACGTGGTAATAAAGTATTAAGATTATTTAAATTCCACACAATTTCTGATGGTAATGCCGCTAATGAACAATTTAAAATTTCAATAGTTAACATAAACCCAGACGTTAAAGAATTTGATGTGTATATTAGAGGTTTCTACGATACTGATGCTCAACCTTTAGTGTTAGAATCATTTGGTCGTTGTACAATGGACCCAACATCTAATAATTACATTGGTAGAAAGATAGGTACTCTTGATGGTGTATATGCTTCTAAATCTGTTTATGTTCTTGTTGATATTGATGACACATCTGATACTAGTGATGCATTTCCAGCTGGATTTATCGGTTATCCAATAAGAAATTATCAATCTAATAGCAACTCAACAGTTGTTAACCCAGATTTAATTTATAAACAAACATACGGTACATTTGATAATAAACGTAAATACTATTTAGGTATTTCTGAAACTGTTGGTATTGATGCTGATTTCTTTGATTACAAAGGGGTACCTCAAACAACTAACCCAAATATTTGGACTGGTATGACAAATGGTTTCCACATGGACGTAAATGCTTCTGCTGTTACTATTGATAACGTAACTGTGGTTATTAATTCTTCTGGTGGAACTTATTCCCCAATATTTAAATTTGATACTGGTGATTGGGAATTTACAACAACTGCTGGTTTAAATAATGGACCTTACGAAAAAATTTATGCACGTAAATTTACATTTGTACCTTACGGAGGATTTGATGGATGGGATATCTATAGAACTAGAAGAAGTAATACTGATAGATTCATAATAAACGGTACTTATGGTGCTGCTGGTTTGGCTAGTGGAGCTTTCTCTAATAGAACTCTTTCTAGTGGTGATTTAGGTATAAACTCTGATTACTATGCTTATTTAGAAGCTATTTGGACATTCAAAAATCCAGAAGCTGTTAATATAAACGTATTTGCAACTCCAGGTATAGATAATTTTGATAACACTAACTTGATTGAGGCTTCAATCGATATGATTGAACAAGACAGAGCAGATTCATTATATATTATGACAACACCAGATGTTGATTCTGGTGGAAGTGTATTAAGCGTTGATGATGTAATAGGTAACTTAGATGGTCAATTCGATAGTAACTACTCTTGTACATACTGGCCATGGATTCAAATAAATGATGCTGAAAATAATGTATTCATTTATGTTCCACCAACAAGAGATGTTGTTAGAAACATTGCTTTAACTGATAATATAAGCTTCCCATGGTTTGCCGTGGCAGGTATAAATAGAGGTGATGTTGATGCTATAAAAGCTAGAGAAAAACTAACACTTGCTCAAAGAGATGCTTTATATGAGAATAGAATTAACCCAATTGCTACTTTCACTTCTGATGGTATCAAAATATGGGGTAATAAAACTCTTCAAGTTAAAGATACAGCTCTTAACAGAATTAACGTTAGAAGACTTCTTTTACAAGCAAGAAAACTTATTTCTGCTGTTTCTATCAGATTGTTATTCGAACAAAACGATACAGTTGTAAGAAATCAATTCTTAGCACTTGTTAACCCAATATTGGATAATATTAGAAGTGAAAGAGGTTTAACTGATTTCCGTGTGGTTCTTTCAAGTGACCCAGAAGATATTGATAAAAATCAATTAACTGGTCAAATCTTCTTGAAACCAACTAGAAGTTTAGAATTTATACAAGTAGAATTTGTTATAATGAACACTGGTGCTTCATTTGATAACATATAAACAATAAAAACAATTTAAAAAACCATAACTTATTAGTTATGGTTTTTTATTTTATATTGATATTTATATATAAAGTAAAATAATGTCAAAAATAAAGATAACTAAAGAACAATATAATACTATATTATTACACGAACAAAAAAATCGTTTAAACGATAATAACAGGGTTATTAATGAAAATAGTAAAGATACACCAGAACCACTAGAAAAAGGTTATAGAGAAGCTATTTTATGCGTTGCATTCATGCTTGGGTTTAATTTAACTGGTTTAAATAAAGAAAACGTTGATAAAAATATAAAAGATAAAAATATAATGGGTCAAGTTAAATCAATCCTTGAAGATGAAGAAAAAATAAAAAAATTGGTTGATGGTTTAGAAGCAAAAGGTATGGTTGACCCATTAAATAAATTAAAAGAAAAATCAAGTAATTTAATTAAAAAATATAACGAAATCGCTATCAATAATAATATTGAAGATAGATTAGGACCAAAAACATTATTAACATTAAAAAAAATAGAATAATTAAAATAATAACTCGTATTTTTTAACACCGCAATCATATATTCTATATATACCTCTATCAATCATTATTTGATGTTCTTTTTTATTTTTATCAAACCCTTGTTTTACTAATAATTTATATTTAAAATTAGATTTATGTTTCCTATTTTTACCAATAATATAAAAATAGTTAGGTTTTGAATAATGAATGAAATTAAACCCTAATTTCTCATATAAATTACCTTGACTCCATCTCCTATCAGCATATGATATAATCTGTTTAGGTTTATAATTATTAATAAAATATTTAAGTAATTTATCAGCACCGCCAATTATGTTAGTATTTAATTTATTACAAAATCTAACTAAATCATAAGAATTATCATTTGAATTGTTTCTAATATGATTAAAAGACATTAGTGATACCAATTCACCTTCATAATATAACCCAAGCTTAATTTTAGAGTTAACTGACCCTTGAATATGATTCTTATTTAAGAATTCTTTAGATTCTTTTGGGGTTATTTCTTTAATTATACATTTCCTACCAAATATTTTATTTTCAGTTAAACCTAATATATTTCTTAATCTACTTTTAACAATATCTTCTTTGTATAACCATTCATCTTCAAAGATATGGATTAATTGAATTCCTAATTTCTCACATAATTCAGTTTTATTTAAATGATAATTTTTATCTACATGTAATTCATTGTGCCAATATAATCCATTAAATTCAATAGCTAATTTTTTAGATGGAATATAAATATCTAATTGATTCGGACTAATAATAGACATAGATGAGGTTATGGTATCTAAATTAAGTTTTTTTAAAAATAAATCAATTTCAGTTTCTAATTTAGAAATAGACGATGAACATTTTTCACACCCATGTCCAGAAATATGGTCGTAAGGTAACTGTTCAAACTCACCATGTTTAGGACAAATTATTTTTACTTTATTATGAGAACCTATATAATTAACTAACGAATAATCATATTTATAATTATGTTTATCATTACATTCTTCAATAAAATCATCAACACTTTTAGTTAATTCTTTTTTTGTTTCATTAATACCACATTTAACACAACCCTTACCTCTGATGTGAGAATAAGGTAATTGTTCAAAAATACCATGTTCTTTACATATAATTTTTACTTTAGTTTTACTATTACAATATTTAACTAAAGAATAATCATACTTATTACCATGAACTAATTTAGATTTTCTAATAAAAATATCATTAGTTAAAGTCTTATCTTTATTAACATTTTTTTTATAACATAACGGACATCCTTGTTTACCATATACATGTGCTGTTGCTAATTTATTAAAAATACCATGTTCTTTACATCTTATTTTTATTTTACTAACACTATCAATATAGACACTTTCACTGTAATCATAAATACCATTATAAACATCGTTTGATTTACTTATAAAATCATCAGTATTTTTAATTCTATTTAAACAATTATCACAACCATTTTTACCCCTTAAATGTTCAGATGGTGTTTGAAAAAAATAATTATTATGTAAATTACATTTGATTTCTATTTTAATTAATGAATTAATATATTTAATTTTTGAATAATCGTATTTATTACCAAATTTATTAATACACTTATTTATAAAAATATTCTTTTTTATTTCGTTTTTTTCTATTTCCATATATTTATTATTAAATAACGTAATTTATTATTACAAAGGTACTAATAAATATTTAAAAAAACAAGAAAATATGGCTGATTTATTAATGAAAATGCCCCTACCTTACGAACCTAAAAGAAAGAATCGTTGGTTAATTACATTCCCAGCAGATTTAGGTATCCAACAATGGTGGTTATCTTCTGCATCAAGACCTTCAATTACTCAAGGTGAAACTGAAATACAATTCCTTAACACATCTACATGGGTTATTGGTAGATTTACTTGGGAAGCTATTGATGTTACTTTCCGTGACCCTATTGGACCTTCAGCTGCACAAGCAATTATGGAGTGGGTTCGTCTTCACTCTGAGTCAATCACAGGGAGACAGGGATACGCAGCTGGCTATAAGCGTCCTGTTGAGTTAGAAATGTTAGACCCTACTGGTGTGGTTGTTGAAAAATGGTTACTTGACGGGACTATGCTCACTAACGTAGGATTCGGTGACCTTTCAATGGATGATGATGGTATTGCAGATATTACTGCTACCTTACGTTTTGACCGTGCTATATTACTATTCTGATTTATAATCAGTTATTTACGAAATTAAAAAATCTTTAGATGTTAAATCATCTAAAGATTTTTTAATTATTATCATTTATTTATAACAAACCTTGACTTCCTCGATATTTATTAGTATATTTGTATAAACTAATAACATGGAACATAAAGAATTTTTCACAACAGATAATAAATCTGGTTGGAAAACCAGAGAAGGTTTATTAAAACTTAAAGAACCTAAAATATATGATGAATTAAAAATATTCATTAATAATAATCTTTTAAGTGATTTACCCTTTAAACAACAAGTATGGCATTTTGTTAATAATGAACCAAACAATAAAAAATGTCCTGTTTGCGGTGATGATGTTTCATTTAGAGATAGTATAACTAAAGGATATCATGAATTTTGTTCTCTTTCATGTGCAAATAATAGCGGAATGCTTGGTAAAAGAGTTAGTAATAGAAAAATAAAAAAACCAAAACTAATAATAAAAAATGAAAAAGGTGAAGTTTTTATTAATAGGGTTAATTTGATACTAAATCATCAACACCGCTATAAATAATCACTTTTTCTTTACCAACTCCATTAATCAAACTTTTTATAGTTTCTATTGAAAATTCATATTTTGGAATGTAAATATCACCATTATATTTAGTTACTGGTAAGGTAGAAATGATAATATTATCACCATCTTCATTGATTAATTTATTAAGTTCTGATATTTGCATTACTTTTTCACTTAATAAATTCATGACTACCAAACCCATTTTAATTTCATTACTATCTGTTAATTCAGATATTATTGGTCTAACAAGTTTAGTGTTTTCCATTTCCTGTAAGAGATTAAAAAGTTTCTCTATTTTAAATAAAATCTTTTCTTTAAATCCTTCTTCTTTATAATGTTCTTTAGCAATACCAGTATTAGTCTCATCAAGAAACCAATTTTCTTTAAAAAATTTTAATATATCTTCCATTTTTTTTTAGTTTTTAAAATATTCAATTAGTTTAACGTTTGGTAAGTTCCAAACATCAATTATTTTATAATTTGAGCCATCAGTATTTGTTAGTATGATATTATTCGGTTCAATTTTGAACCCAGTTCTTATACAAATACCAAGGTTTTTATCGTTTTCTCTAATAAGAAAAAATGGTTCAAAATTTTTACTAATATCAGCTTTGTGTCTTTCATAATTATAAACATCGTGTTCACTTATAATATGAAAATCTTTAAAATTATCAAATATAACACAAATAAGACCAGATGTTATAACAATATCTAAATCAAATTCTTTCATATAATATCTAACGAAACCATTTAAAGATTCATTATGTTCAAGTTGTGTTATATCATTATTTGATTTTTTATAATCCCAAACATAATCTTTTACTTTATCAACATTTTTTTCATATTCCTTAAATATTTTATATTCTAAACGTTTTATTAAATTTTCCATAAGTTTATATTTTAACAAATATACTAATAAATAACAAATAAATCAACTACTATTTACAAAAAAATTAAATTTACTATATTTATCAATAAATAACGTTTTAAGATAATTGTTTTATATAATGGAAAAAAAGAAGCCTAAATTGGTCATTGACCAAAAAAAACCTAACATTACTAAAAAACCAGTAATTAAAAAGAAGATTAATAAGCTAATTTCGGATAAAATTGTTAATGAAGTACCACCAGTACCTAAAATGGATAAAGTATTATTATATGACCCAAAAACTGGTGAGGCAAATAAGGATTATGAAAAATTAACTGGAAAGAAAAATCCATTATTAGAATCTAACCCTTATAATTCTAAATTTATCCCACCAATCACAGAACTTAAAAAAGAAAATAGATTTTTAGTATATTTACCAGATAGTTTTGATGTTGAACCAATAAATATCAACTATTTAAGGTTACCTACTTTAGAATTAATAAAAAGAAAGATATTTGGGGTAACTTATATTAAAACATTTAGATATCGTTATTTAGAGATTGAGGTGAGGGAGTTTATACAAACAAATTTTTCTAATAATATCCTAAATATTATTAAAGACAATAATAATTTAAAATTTAATTTCAAAATAGAAATGTTAGACCCTACTGGTTCTGTTATAGAAGAATGGGAATTAACGGATTGTTCTATTAATAATATTACATTTGGAGAATTAGAATATAGTAGTGACAAAGCACGAATTATAAAATTAAATATAACCCCTAACGATATTAAAATATTTAAAACTAATTAATTATGAGCGATAAAAAACCTTCGGTATTCCCTACACAAGAACAAAGGGTAAATGCTAATCAAGAAAGTGAAGCTAATAAAGTAGCTAGATATGAAGCAGAAAAAAAGGA